ATGGCGGCGGAATGCGAATGGCTGATCAAGGCGCGTGACGCGCAATTGCCGCCATCGGGTGACTGGCGGATCTGGCTAATTCTTGGTGGGCGCGGTTCCGGAAAAACAAGGGCAGGCGCCGAATGGGTGTCTGGTATGGCGCTCGGGCTCAAACCTTTCGCAGTGCGGGCCTGTGGACATATTGCACTTGTCGGTGAGACTTTTGCCGATGCGCGCGAGGTGATGGTGGACGGTCCATCGGGTATTCTGTCTGTCTCACGTGCCAGTCGCCCACGTTATGAGACAACACGTCGGCGGCTCCTCTGGGATAATGGTGCTGTGGCATCGCTCTATTCCTCCGAAGACCCGGATAGCTTGCGTGGTCCACAATTTGATGCCGCATGGTGCGATGAGTTGGCGAAGTGGAAGAACCCGCAAGCCACATGGGACATGCTGCAATTTGGGCTCAGACTGGGTGATTTTCCCCGCCAGGTTGTGACAACGACGCCACGTGCAGTGCCATTGCTGAAAACGCTGATGACCGACAATTCAGTGTCCATGACAGATATGCGGACATCAGAAAATGCCAGCAATCTGGCCGAAGGCTTCATGCAGACCATCAATCAGCATTATGCCGGCACGCGGCTTGGACGGCAGGAACTGGATGGAGAGCTGATTGAAGAACGTGCGGGTGCTTTGTGGTCGCGGGAGCGGATCGAACAATGTTTCGAACGGGAAGCGCCACAGCTTGTGCGTATTCTGGTGGCCGTTGATCCACCCGCTTCCTCGGGCAAGTCATCGGACGCCTGTGGGATAGTCGTTGCCGGTCTTGATGAAAATGGCGTGGGCCATGTGCTTGCTGATGCAAGCATGTCCATGGCCAAACCGCATCAGTGGGCACGACGCGCGATTGCGCTCTATCACAGCTTTGAGGCGGATGCGATTTTGGCCGAAGTCAATCAGGGGGGCGAGATGGTTGCGGCAGTTCTTTCGGCAGAAGACGTCTCTGTGCCTGTTCTGATGCGGAGGGCATCGCGTGGCAAGTGGTTGCGCGCGGAGCCGGTGGCAGCACTCTACGAACAAGACCGGGTTCGACATACCGGACGCTTTCCGGCGCTTGAGGATGAAATGTGTGATTTTGCGCCCGAAGGACTATCAAGCGGACGTTCGCCGGATCGGCTCGATGCGCTGGTTTGGGCCTTGGGTGAGCTAATGCTTAATGCAGATCGAAAGCCGCGTATCCGCCGCTTCGGGTGAAAATTCAGAGAAATTGGAGAGCCAATATATGGCGTGGAACTGGCCGTGGCGCAGAAGTGCCGCGAATGCACCCTTGCATTCTTATGACGGACGGCAGACCAAGATGGCGAACGGCTTTGTGGCCTTGCATATGGAACGTGGGCCTTCGTGGATCGCGCGGGATTATATATCGCTCGCCCGCGAAGGGTTTATGCGCAATCCGGTGGCGCACCGCTGTGTGCGCCTGATTGCAGAAGCGGCGAGCAATGTACCCTTGCTGCTTTATGAAGGGACCACCGAACATGAGATACACCCATTGCTTGATCTCATTGAAAAGCCGCAGGGTGGATTGGATGGTAGCAGTTTCTTCGAGAGGCTTTACGGACATCTGCTGATTTCCGGTAATGCCTATGTGGAGCGTGTCGATTTGCCGAGTGGTCGCATGGAATTGCATCTTTTGCGGCCTGAGCGGGTAACACTTGAAACATCGAGCGATGGCTGGCCGCAATCGCTGATCTATCGTTCTGGCAACACAAGCAGAGCCGTATCGCTTTCTGGATCGACCGCTTCTGGACTGCATCTTAAATTGTTCCACCCGCTGGACGATCATTATGGATTTCCGCCGCTGGAAGCAGCCCTTATGGCGCTCGATATTCACAATGCGGCTGGTGCCTGGAACAAAGCTTTGCTGGATAATTCTGCTCGTCCATCCGGTGCGCTGGTTTATGCACCAAAAGACGGTGGCAATCTGACGGAAGAGCAGTTTGAGCGGCTTAAGGTGGAGCTGGAGGAAGGATACACGGGAGCATCAGGCGCGGGGCGTCCGTTGCTTCTCGAAGGTGGGCTTGACTGGAAGGCCATGGGCTACAGCCCGCAGGATATGGATTTCATCGAGGCAAAGAACGGTGCTGCACGTGACATCACACTGGCTTTTGGCGTGCCGCCGATGCTGCTCGGTATTCCGGGCGACAATACTTACGCCAATTATGCAGAAGCCAATCGCGCCTTCTATCGCCTGACTGTTTTGCCACTGATCAACCGCACGGCCAAAGCGCTGGGCTGCTGGCTGGGGCCACTATTTGGTGATGATCTGAGACTTGAGCATGATTCAGACCGGATTGAGGGATTGTCCCTTGAGCGCGAGTCCTTGTGGCGGCGTGTCTCGGAGGCTTCGTTCCTGAGTGACGATGAAAAACGCGATGCAGTTGGTTATCAGTCGCGTGCAGAAAGGAGAACGCCATGAGCAATCTGAGCGAAACCGTCCTAACTTCTGATGCGACATTGGTGTGGTTCGCAAAAATTGCTGGAGCCGTGGCAGGTTCCGCAGTCTCGCTCGCCTATATGTTGCCGAACGGCAAACGCGAGGCAGCGATACGTTTCGCAGTCGGTATCATATGCGGGATGGTTTTTGGCGGCGCAGCAGGGGTGAAGATCGCAGAAACGCTGTCGCTACAGGCCCTTCTTGGACGCGCGGAACTGATGCTGATGGGATCGACTGCTGCAAGCCTTGCCGCATGGTCCGCTCTCGGCGTTCTCAAGCGACTTGCTGAACGAGTAAAGCAGGCGCCGCTTCCCGGATTTCCATTTTCTGAGAGGAACGGGAATGAAAAGTCCTGAATTCAGGCTTGAAACCAAGCGTGCCTCTCTTGCTCTGGAAGAGGTTGAAATTGACGGCAGCTTCTCAGGCTACGCCAGTGTCTTTGGTCTGCCTGACCTTGGTAATGACGTTATCGAAAAGGGCGCATTTGCGAAGTCGCTTTCATCGCGAAAGTCATCTGGTGTACGTATGCTGTGGCAGCACGACGCTGCCGAACCGATAGGTGTCTGGACAGATATCAGGGAAGATGCAAGCGGGCTTTATGTCGAAGGCAGGCTTGCCAAAGGTGTCGCGCGGGCACGCGAAGCGCTGGAGCTGATGCGCGCGGGTGGACTTGATGGGCTGTCCATCGGCTTCCGAACGGTCAAGGCCCGCAAGGATGGGCGTACCGGCTTACGTCACATTGTTGAAGCGGATCTATGGGAAATCTCGGTGGTCACGTTTCCGATGCTGCCACAGGCGCGGATTAATAACCTGAAGGCTGATTTGCCAACAGTCAGACAGTTTGAACGCTGGCTCACGCGGGATGCGGGGCTGAGCCGTTCCTCTGCACGTACGGTTATAGCAAAAGGCTATGCAGCACTTGCAGCTTTTCACGACAGGAACGGGCGGGAAGCCATCCAGTCAGACAACGCAGGTCTCGCACAGCGTATGCGCGCCGCCTGCAACATGATGTCTTTTAAATAATCAGGATCAATATGAAAAATATCAATGCAATCCCGCTCGAAACCAAGAGCGTGGAAACGAAGGCGCTTGGCTCGAATCTTGGCCCCAATCTTGGTAATGACGGCGATGTGTCGGAAGCCTTCGATGAATTCATGACAGCCTTCTCGGCTTTTCGCGAGGCCAATGATGAACGCCTGAAGAAGGTTGAAAAAAGTGCCGATGTTGATGTGCTTTTGCGCGATAAGGTTGATCGCATCAACCGCGCTCTTGACGAGCAGAAACAGGCGCTTGATCAATATGTGCTAAAAACTGCGCGCCCGCCAATGGGCAAGAATATGCCTGTCGCCAATGTCGAACATAAACAGGCTTTCGATGGTTATGTTCGTCGTGGCGATGAACAGGCGCTGCGTGGTATCGAGTTGAAGGCGCATTCTTATGCGTCAGGCCCGGATGGTGGTTATCTTGTGCCGGCAGAGCTCGAAATGGAAATCGGCCGCAGGCTGGCGGTGCTTTCCCCGATCCGCGGCATCTCCAGCATACGCCAGGTCTCAGGCGCCATCCTGAAAAAGCCGTTCTCGGTTAGTGGTCCTGCTACGGGGTGGGTCGGCGAAACGGATGCGCGTCCGCAGACGGCTTCGGCAAAGCTTGCGGAACTCCAGTTCCCGACCATGGAAATCTACGCCATGCCAGCGGCGACCTCATCACTGTTCGACGATGCCGCAGTCAATGTGGAACAGTGGATTGCTGAGGAAGTGGAAGCAGCTTTTGCTGAACAGGAGGGCGCTGCGTTCATCACCGGCAACGGTGTGAACAAGCCGATGGGCTTCCTGAGCTACGATACGGTCGAGGATGCAAGCTGGACCTGGGGTAAGATCGGACACATCGCAACTGGTGTTGATGGTGCGCTGCCTGCTTCGGATCCGTCCGATAAGCTCATCGAGCTCATCTATGCGCTGAAAGCCGGTTATCGACAGAACGCAAATTTTGTCATGAATCGTAAGACCCAGAGCGTGTTGCGGAAGCTGAAAGATGCGGACGGCAATTATCTCTGGCAGCCACCTGCAGCCGTTGGTGAAAAAGCTTCACTGATGGGCTTTGGCCTTGTTGAGGCTGAGCATATGCCGGACATTGCTGCTGGCAATACTCCAATTGCTTTCGGCGATTTCGAGCGTGGCTATCTGGTTGTAGATCGTATTGGTTTGCGTGTTTTGCGCGATCCGTATTCTGCCAAGCCGTATGTGCTGTTCTATACCACCAAGCGTGTGGGCGGTGGCGTCCAGGATTTTGATGCGATCAAGCTTCTGAAGTTTGTAGCTTAAAGACGCGCGACAGCGGTTTTGCTGTCATTTTTTACAGTCCTTTTTGGGGAAACCCTGCCGATTTTGGCAGCTAGATTCAGTTCGCGAACACGTTGAATCTTTTTCTGGGGTGTCATGCGTAACTGTCTGATTTGAGAGTTATTTTAAGGGGAAAATAAATGACAATGTTTCTTGTCACGCCACCGGCGCTCGAGCCGGTGACGGTCGCTGACGCGCGCGCGTTTTTACGAATTTCTACCGAGAGCGAAGACTACATTTTGCGGCGTCTTGTCAAAACGGCCCGTGAACTTGTTGAAGCCGAAACAGGGTTGGCACTCATCGACCAGACATGGCGTTTGCGAGTGGACCGCTGGCCGCGTTCAGGGCGTCTGGCGCTGTTCAAGTATCCGGCGAAGGCGGTGACGGCTGTGGTTGCTTATCAACCGGATGGAAGTGCCATCAGCATGGAACCGGAAGAGTTCATGCTTCAGCATGGCCGCCGGCCGCAACGCGTTTACATGGCACAATATCCTGAAGCGCAGTCATTCTGCGGTCTTGAGGTGGACTTCATTGCCGGGTTTGGCGAAACTGGCGTCGAAGTGCCAGATGCGATCAAACAGGCGATACTCACTCTGACTGCGCACCTATACGAAAACCGTGCTGGCCTCGACAGCAAGCAGGCGGAACTTCCGCCGATGGTCGGTCAGATGGTGGATAGCTGGCGACGCATATCCCTATGAACAACGTGCTGTTTATTGACCCAGGCCAGCTCACAGCTGAGCTGGCCTTGGAAGCCATGCATCCGGCTGCAGATGGCATGGGTGGTTATCGTGAAACATGGTCGGAAATTGCGTCCGTATGGGGGCGCATCGAACCCATATCGAGCAACCAGAGAGATTTTGGAATTCGCCCACGTCCAGAGATAACGCATCGCATTCTGGTGCGTTATCGCGCGGATATTTCATCCGATCAGCGTTTACGCAAAGGCGGACGCATATTTGTGCTGCGTTCAGTACACGATCCGGATGAAAGCGGACGCTACCTCGTTTGTCTTGCTGTGGAGGAGGGACGTTGAATCTCACCATGACGCTGACCTTTGAAGGTCTCATACGAGCGCTGCGTTTCAGGCAGGTAGCTGTGCGAGAGGATATTGCCGTCGGGCGTAGGGACACCCGAGGTGACAAGCAAAAATCGAGCGGGGATCAAAATGAAGAATGGCGCGAGCGCATTGCAGAAAGCACTTTATGAGGTCTTGAAGAACGACGACGAACTTATTGAAACTCTTGGTGGTGAACACGTTTACGATCACGTGCCACCTAAAACACCTTTTCCCTATGTCACGTTGGGTGAAACACTCAGTAAAGACTGGAGTACAGCAAGTGAGCCGGGGGGCGAGCATTTTCTCAATATCCAGATATGGGCGCGCGAGGCAGGGCGCAAACGCGTGCTTGATATTGCCGGGCGCATTGCCACGCGGCTCGACGAGGAACCGCTCGAAGTGAATGGTCATCGGGTGATCAATCTCATGCTGACCGAAGTTTTGGCACGTAACACCGACGGTTTCGGCAGTTATCTTGGCACCATGCGTTATCGCGCCGTGACCGAACCTGCTGATTAGAGCGCATCCCGAAAAGTGTGAAGCTATTTTCGGACGAAATGCACTCAAAAACAAATACTTAGAGCGGACCCGTTCTAGTCGTGAGATATTACGCGTTTCCGGATGCAAAGCCTATTTTCATTTAGCTGGAAATGCTCAAATCAAGGATCAATAAATGGCAGCTCAACGCGGCAAGGACATCTTGCTGAAAATCGCGACCGGCGAAAGTGCGTATGAAACTTGCGCAGGCTTGCGCACCAAGCGCATCGCTTTCAATGCCGAAACAGTTGACGTAACGGACGCCGATGCGGCTGGTCGCTGGCGGCAGCTACTGGCTGGAAGCGGTGTGCAGCGCGCTTCAGTTAGTGGATCAGGTATTTTCAAAGACGCGGCTTCAGATGCATTAATCCGTAGTCTGTTCTTTCATGGAGATATCCGCAACTGGCAGATCGTGCTGCCAGATTTCGGCACCATTACCGGGCCGTTTCAGATCGTAGCGCTTGAGTATGGCGGCAATCACGACGCTGAAGTGACTTTCGAGATAGCGTTGGAATCGGCGGGGCTGATTACCTTTGGAGAGGTTCTATGATGGTCAATCGCCATCGTGGCGAGGTCGCGGCAAAACTCGATGGCCGCGACTGGACACTCTGCCTTACACTTGGCGCGCTTGCGGAGTTGGAAGCGGCATTTGAAGCAGATAATCTCTCAGACCTCATTGCACGCTTTTCGACAGGCCGACTTGCAGCCCATGATATGCAGCGCATCATTTGCGCGGGCCTCCACGGTGGTGGTCATAATGTGAGCTATGACGACGTTTCGGAAATGCGAGCTGAAGGCGGTGCAGCCGGGTTCGCATATATCGTTTCATCACTTCTGACAGCCACATTCGGAAGTGCTGAAAAGCCGGAAAGCGATTCCGCGTCAAACCCTTGAGTGCCGCAGTTGAATCAAGCCCTTCACATAAACCTTTCCCATGGGCTGAGGTGATGCGGGCAGGATTTGGTTTGCTGCGGCTTTCCTCAAAAGACTTCTGGGCAATGACCCCGCGTGAATTTTCAGCGGCCTTGGGGCCCGTATCGCGCAACACAAATGCCCCCTCGCGTGCGGCGCTTGATGCGCTCATGCACACTTTTCCCGACAGGTAATTTAAATGACAGACGAAACTGTAACCGTTTCCGTTGAGGCAGATACGAGCGCGTTCGATCATGCGTTGACCGATCTTGAAAAGCGCTCGTCAAGCTTCGGCTCCAACCTCACGACGGCACTCAAAAGCGCTATCGTTTCCGGTAAGGGACTGGAAGATGTGCTGCGCGGCCTCGCAAGCAACTTGGCCGGCTCGGCACTTTCCGCCGGCCTTCAGCCGCTACAAAATTTAGGCTCGTCGATGATGTCGGGCATGATGACTGGTATTCGTGGCATCATGCCGTTTGCCAAAGGCGGTGTGGTTTCCAGTCCGACTTACTTTGGCATGGGCAATGGTTCTCTGGGCCTGACCGGAGAAGCTGGCGCAGAAGCCATTCTGCCGCTCGCGCGTGGTGCTGATGGACGACTTGGAGTCGCCACCGGCGGCAATTCTGGAAAACCTGTGCAGGTCGTCTTCAATATGTCTTCGCCTGATGCATCCTCTTTCCGCAAATCTGAAGCGCAGCTTTCAACCATGCTGGCGGGTGCGGTCCGTCGCGGTGCCCGGAGATTGTGAGATGGAAGCCTTTCATGATGTCCGATTTCCACTCGGAGTCTCTTTTGGCGCAACCGGTGGCCCGGAATGGCGTAATGAAATCATTACACTCACATCCGGTATGGAAAAGCGCAACGCACGCTGGGCACATTCCCGTCGCCATTTTGATGCAGGCACAGGATTGCGTTCGCTTGATGATCTGAAAGCAGTGCTTGCCTTCTTCGAGGCCCGGCACGGTTCGCTCCATACTTTTCGTTTCCGCGATCCGTTCGACTTTTCATCTGCTGCCGGGAGTGTGGCACCGTCGCCGTTCGATCAACAGATTGGCGTTGGCAACGGAATACGTGCGAAATACCAGCTCATCAAACGCTATGAAACTTATGACCGTCCGATTACACGGCCCGTTAGTGGATCGGTGCAGATTGGCGTCGACGGAGTGCGGCTCGCGGAAGGCGAGGCTTTCACAATCGATAATGTGACAGGTAACGTGATTTTCATGCCTGATTATCTGCCCGGAGAGGGAGCCACCGTGACGGCTGGTTTTCTGTTCGATGTACCAGTGCGTTTCGATACTGACCTGCTGATGGCCAGCATTGCGTCGTTCCAGGCAGGCGAAATCCCCTCCATTCCGATCATTGAGGTTAAAGCATGATTCCTGTTCCGGCAGCGCTTGAATCACACTTGAAGGGTGAAGTCACAACCCATTGCTTTGCCTGGCTTATAAGACGTTCGGATAGTGCCGTGCTCGGTTTTACAGACCATGATCGTGACTTGTTTCTGGATGGAATTGCCTGCGAGCCTTTGACCGGTCTGAACAGTAGCGAAGCCACGACAACGCTCGGGCTTTCTGTTGCGGGCGGCGAGGTCGAAGGCGCTCTGTCGTCAACACGCATCAGCGATGTTGATATCGAGCAGGGGCGCTATGATGGGGCGGTCATAGAAAGCTATCTGGTCAACTGGTCAAGTTCTGAACAGCACATGCTTTTGCGACGCTGGACAGTTGGAACGATCAGCCGATCGGGTGGCCGATTTGTCATGGAACTGAAAGGCGCTGCGGCGGCTTTCGATGCCGTTTGTGGCCGCCGGATACTACGTCAATGCAACGCTGTTTTAGGCGATGAACGCTGTGGTGTGAACCAAATCGATCCACGGTTCTCTGCTTTTGGTTCGGTCAATGTTGCCGAGGGTGCTGTGCTGATGGTGAGTGGACTTCAAGGATTTGCAAGCGGCTGGTTTGCGGAGGGACTGCTGACCTGGACGAGCGGCAAGAACGCGGGGAAAGCAATTCGTGTTCTGGGGCAGAATGGCAGCAGTCTGCGCCTGATCGAGTCGTCGGTTTTGCCAGTGAAAGTTGGTGACACGTTTCGCATTGTTGCCGGCTGCGACAAGAGCTTTGCCACCTGCAAAGCAAAATTTTCAAATGGCACCAATTTTCAAGGCTTTCCGCACCTTCCCGGGAATGATGCAGCCTTTGCCTATGTGAGCGGCGGTAACGAATATGACGGAAGTGCATTGGTGCCATGATGGTTGTCGAGAAAGTTTTGGCCGAGGCCGGAAACTGGATAGGGACGCCCTATCGCCACGGCGCATCAATGCGCGGTGTAAGCTGTGACTGTCTTGGGCTGGTCCGTGGTATTTGGCGGACGCTTTACGGCGTTGAGCCAGAACATCCGGGGATCTACGCCCCTGACTGGGCAGAGGCTGCATCGGGCGATCCGCTCATGGAAGCGGCGCACAGGCATATGAGAGTGCGTGTCAGCAGTGCTCCCCAACCGGGGGACTTGCTCATCTTCCGCTGGCGCCCCGATGTCGCGGCGAAGCATCTCGGCATCATGATACGGGAAAACCGTTTTATCCACGCCTATGAGGGGCATTGCGTGATGGCGTCTGCACTGGTGCCGCAATGGCGAAAGCGTATCGCCGGAACTTTTATCTTCCCTGAAGCGAAAGTGTGAGTAATGGCAACAATCGTTCTGCAAGCGGTCGGTGCTGCTGTTGGCGGCATTTTTGGCCCCGTTGGGGCCGTGATCGGTGCTGGTTTGGGCGCTATGGGGGGCTATGCCGTTGATACCGCGATCATCAACTCGACCCGCCATATGGAGGGTGCACGTCTCAATGGTGGCCGCGTAGCAACAGCAGAAGAAGGTGCAGCACTACCCTTGGTCTACGGCACGGCACGACTTTCAGGTACATTGATCTGGGCGACACGGTTTGAGGAAAAGAAAACCACCGAACGCCAAGGCGGCAAAGGTGGTCCGAAAGTGACCAGCTATAGCTATTTCGGTAACGCAGCCTATGCTGTTGCGGAAGGCGAAATTGCTGGCATCCGTCGTGTCTGGGCTGATGGTCAGGAACTTGATCTCACTGAAGTCGATATGCGTATCTATCTGGGCACGCAGGAACAACAGCCCGATCCTTTGATTGAGGCCAAGCAGGGTGCAGGCAATGCGCCTGCCTATCGTGGCACTGCTTACGTGGTGTTTGAGCGTATTCCGCTCGATGTGTTTGGAAATCGTCTACCGCAATTTCAGTTCGAGGTCATGCGGCCGGTTGGTAAGGTGGCGCGCGATATTCGTGCTGTCGCGCTCATTCCCGGGTCTACCGAGTTTGGCCTCTCGCCAAGTCCGGTCAGTGACAGGCCTTTCCCTGGTGAAAGCCGCACGCTCAACCGCAATGCGAAGCGCGGGCATAGCGATTGGACTGTCGCTATGGATGAGTTGCAGATGCTCTGCCCGAACCTGCGGCATGTGGCGATTGTTCTGCCGTGGTTTGGCAATGATCTGAGGGCTGGTGCGTGCACCATTCGCCCGGGCGTCACGCATCAGAGTTCATTCTCGTCGAGCCGGGCCTGGAAGGTAGAAAATATCACGCGTGCTGATGCGCACCTTATTTCGACCAGTGGTGAGGGTGCTGCTTATGGCGGCACACCTTCAGATCAGAGCGTAATCGATGCAATCCGTGATGCGAAAGCGCGCGGCCTGAAGGTAACGCTTTATCCGTTCATCATGATGGACGTGCCAGCCGATAATCAATTGCCATCACCATATGGCGGTGTCGGCCAATCAGCCTATCCATGGCGCGGGCGTATCACTTGCCATCCTGCAATCGGTGTAGCTGGCTCACTTGATAAGACAGCCGAGGCAGGAAATCAGGTCACAGCTTTCGTCAACGGAACATGGGGTTACAGGCGTTTCCTGAATCACTGTGCAAATCTGGCGTTGCAGGCCGGTGGCGTCGATGCCTTTTTGCTTGGCTCAGAATTGCGCGGGCTCACCAGCATCCGCGACAGTCGTGAAAGCTTTCCGTTTGTCACACACCTTTGCACACTCGCCACTGAGATGCGCACAAAGCTTGGACAAAGCTGCCGCATTACCTATGGCGCGGATTGGACCGAATATTTTGGTTATCAGGCGCAGGATGAAACCGGCGATCTGTTTTTCAATCTCGATCCGCTGTGGTCACATCCTGCGTTGGATGCAATTGGCATCGACAATTATATGCCGCTTGCCGATTGGCGGGATGACGATTTTGATGGGGGAAATCCTGATAGCTTCGAAGGCCCTTATGATCTCAATGGTCTGACAACCAGCATAGAAACGGGTGAGGGCTTCGACTGGTATTATGGGAGCAGCGAAGATCGTGTTGCGCGTATTCGTACTCCAATCAGTGATGGGCTTGCTGGTAAACCTTGGGTCTATCGCTACAAGGACATTCGCGCGTGGTGGAGCAATCCCCATTATAATCGCATTGATGGCGCGGAGGCTGCCACACCGACAGCTTGGGTGCCGCAATCCAAGCCGATCTGGTTTACAGAACTCGGATGCCCGGCAGTCGACAAAGGGCCGAACCAACCCAATGTCTTTCCTGATCCCAAATCATCGGAAAATGCGACGCCTTATTTCTCAAACGGTTCACGCGCCGATATCGGTATGGATCGTTTCCTGCGCGCACATTTCAGACACTGGCCTGAAAACAACCCGGTATCGTCGGTGTATGGCGGTTCGATGCTGGACATGGATCGCGTTTATTTGTGGTCTTGGGATACGCGACCATTTCCGGAGTTTCCGCTGAAAGGTGACGTATGGGGAGATACGCCGAACTGGCGCCTCGGTCATTGGCTTAACGGGCGTATCAGTGGAGTTTCGCTTGATGAACTGATAGCTGCCATACTGGCGGACTTTGGATTGCCAGAGGCCGATTGTGCCGCGGCCGATGGGCACCTCACTGGTTTTGTGATTTCGGAACCGTCAACAGCACGTGGTGTTCTGGAGCCGCTGATGAACGTGTTTGGCGTCCATGGTTTTGAGCAGGCCGGGCGGTTCGTATTTCGGAGCGTCGCTCGTGCGGCACCGACGCTTGATGTAGTGCATATGTTGGTCGAGCCACAGGATGGCGAAGCATTGAGTTCTGTTCTCGACGATCAGGGCGATCTGCCTTCTATTGCCGAACTATACTGCAACGATCCGATGCGTGACTTTCAGGTGCTTGGGGCCTCTGTGCGTCGGGATACAGGGCAGGGCACGGAAAGCCTTAGCCTGTCTGGTTCGATGGAAACTGGGCAGGCAACGGCTCTCGCCGAAAGCTGGATGGCGCGCCGCTATGCTGAACGGCGGACCGCGAGTTTCTCTTTGCCGTGGTCTGAAGCAGCGCTTCACGTCGGCGACCGTGTCCGGCTTGATGTCTTGGGCGGCGGGCGCGACTATGTCGTAACGGCGTTGGAAGACGGAGAAGTACGGGCTGTCAAAGCCGTCGCACTTGCACCGAATATTGTGTTTGCAGACAAAGGTGAAACTCCCAAGCTTCCGCCGGGAAAACCGGTCTCCGATATGAAGCCGATTTTCCATCTCATCGACCTGCCGCTTTGGCCGAGCGCGGAAGATCCCGCGGGTCAGTTCCGCATCGCTTGTCATGCGAAACCATGGCGTGGCGTCGCGGTTTACGCCTCACCGTCTGATGATGGCTTTGCCGAACGCAGCCTGATCAGCGAGCGCGCTGTGATGGGTGAACTGACAAAGCCAATTAAGGGAGCTCCAAGCGGACGTTTGATCGACGGGAATGCGATAGAACTTGTGCTTTATTCAGGTGAACTGGGATCAAAGCCGCTTGCTCAGATTCTGAACGGGGCCAATACGGCGTTTTTAAAATCTCCCAATGGAAAATGGGAAGCTTTTCAGTTTCTCGAAGCAGAGGAAATCGGACAAAACCGCTGGCGATTGAGCAGACTTTTACGCGGGCAGCTTGGTACGGAAACAGAAAGCCTTATTGAGAAGCCAGTCGGGACCCCGTTTGTATTGTTTGATGGTGGAGTGCAGGGCATAGGACTGCAAGCTTCTGAAATAGGGCTTGAGCTTAACTGGCGTATAGGGGCAGCAGGCAAATCATTCTCGGATGAATTTTTTGATACAGCGAAAGCGATCGGCGGCTTGCAAGCCCTGGAGCCTCTAAGCCCGGTACATCTCAAGACTGAACAACTCGAGAATGGTGACTTATCCTTTCAGTGGGTCAGGCGAGGGCGGATCGATGCTGATAGTTGGATGGGCGCGGATATCCCGCTTGGTGAAGAGCGTGAAGTCTATCAGGTGGAAGTCTGGCAGTCCGATAAGCTGGTGCGAAGCGCACAGGTGCAGACCACGTCCTGGATCTATCCGAATCCAGAGCGCTTTGCTGAACTCGGCACGAATGAATTCCAGATTCGCGTAGCAATGGTGAGTTCCAAAACAGGAGCCGGTGATTTCACTACGCTCGATACTTCAAACATTCTGTTAAAATGAAAAAGGAAATTGCATGATTGAAGATAAGCCTTGGTATCTGTCTCGTACTGTTTGGGCTGGATTGGTCGCTCTGTTTTTATCGTTGGCAGGCGCTTTCGGCCTTATCAGCGATACGGTCGATCAGGGTGCTTTGACCGATATATTGCTGCAACTTGCGACCGGTATCGCCAGCCTTATTGCTGTCTTTGGCCGCTTAGGGGCAACTTCGCGCATTTCATAATTTTACAAAGCGTGATAGCAAAGTTTTGAAAAGTGGCATAGTTCCGGAATGTTGACGAATGCTCCGGATAATATTATGCATAAAAACAACAGTTTAGAATGGCGTCAGCCGAGGGTATCTGGTTGATGCTGTTCTACAGACCAAAATTCCTTTGGGTCTATAAGCAGGGTGATCGTTCATGCATCGTTCAGCTGAGAGGCGCTATATAAGGGACATGATGAAACAGAACCCTGCTCTCAAAATTTTCGCGCTTCTGGCCGTTAGCATTGGTCTGTTGCCGGTTGATGCCGGTGCTTTGCCAATCGCTACGCCACAGAAGTCTAATCTTCTGGTCGCCGCGGCTGCGGATTGTGCGGCAGTGGGCGAACAAGTGGCTGCCTCACAGGGTGGCCAGTTGGCCAAGGCAACCCCGACCACACAGAATGGCCGCGCCATGTGTGTGATTGTGGTACTCGTACCTGGTCGCGATGGCGAACGCCCGCGCCGTGTAGAAGTAGCCGTACCCGCACAGTAG